TAGTTGTTCTAATTGTCATGTTAATTTTGTCCTAAACTGTTATCAACGACTTCAGTATATCCTTGAACTGATCCGTAATCCTCTACTGCTGAGGTAGAGGATGAAATTAATCCCAAATCGTCCGATCCATCAGGTATTGGGATTATATATGTTCCGTCTTGTATATCAATATCTATTGTAAATTTATTCGCCAAATTTGCTATCAACGGTGTACGTTTTCCGGAGCCATCGACTACGTAAAACGCCAATTGTGCCAATCCGGAAGGAATATCTTCTAATTCAACTTGCGTTATTTCTGCTTTATAAATTGATTTTAATGGGTCTACTAGAGATAAAATTTTATCTAGATAAATTTCATTATAAGAGATTTTACTAAGTGTAAACTTTATAGTTTTCCCCAATAAACGTACAGGGCGGCGGTTACTATCTAGTATTTGTATTTCCAGAGGATTAGTTGCCCCTTTGACTGCTAAAATTTTTCTATCATTCATAGGTGTATTATAATTCTTGTTATCAGTTACTAGCAGAACCTGTATTCGTGGAACATGCTGGAATAATGTTATCATAGTGTATTTACCTTAAGATTACCAAATTATTTATTGCTAAATAGATGTGGATAAACAACATACAAAACATGCCATCAATTAAGGAAGAATTCCAAGAACTTTTAGATCGATTTCCGTTTCTCAGCCTATGCAAATATGGCGGAAATGAGTATGTAGGGATTATACAAAATCAAGATACCACTATAGTAAGTATGTACATCTATAACCTACTCATTGATTCCGACCACAAGCAGAATTTTTTAGAAATGGGCGACGAATGGTGGTGGGCCAGTAATAGGATGTTGCCTATCAATTTGATCTTGGGAGAAAAGTTCAAAGTCTTTAGTTATAGTCTACGCACATTTAACCCCAAGGATTTTGAAGTTTTATATGGTCCCACTGTTAGTCTTAGTAATATTATTACTAAAAGAATTAAACGCAGGCAAATACAATTAGTAAGGAAAATGGAATGAATATCACAATTACCCCAGATGCAATTGACGCAATCAAAGAAGTTATGCTTACTGAGCCAGAAGGTGTGGCACTAAGAATATTTGTACAGGGCGGCGGATGTAGTGGATTTCAATATGGTTTTACATTAGATTCAGATAAAGCCGAAGACGATTGGGATTTAGGTCGTGACGGCGTTGCGATTTATGTAGATAGTATGAGTGCTCAATATCTAGAAGGCGCTGAAATTAACTTCCACGACGACTTAAATGGCAAGAGTTTTGTTATTAACAATCCTGGTGCAAAAAGCACATGTGGATGCGGATCCAGCTTTAGTGTTTAACTAAAGCCGTAACTTAATTTTTCACAGATTAAGTTAAGTTGTACAACAATAGCCATTGCGTATCCAAAGCTGTGACTCTTCTTAAAATAATAACTTCCATCTGCAGGCTTTTCCCACACATGACTTCTAATCTCGTCCCAAGACTTATAACGTAAATGGCTTTTGCCCGGACGTATAATAGCTAATAACATTGCTAACTCTTCTAAACTTTGTGGTTTCATTTTACTAGTAATTTCATGATGATTACTTAAATGAAACAACTGTTTAACTACGTCCGGCTCTGCTAATAATTCCCATAGTGGTTCTTGTGCGGCTAGATAATCCAGTTGAGCGGGATCTTTAATGTCTTTGTAAATGCCTACATTAAGTATATCCATTTTAAAATAGCCTATGTTTTCTGCATCATTATAATCTAAACTACACAGTCCTGTTAATGGATTTACTGGAACTTCATGGAAGTATACTCCTGTATTGTGCTTACGCTGTCTGTCACCGTCGTGTTGCATAGCAGGAACATGCGGAACCAGTTTAAGTAATAGATCCCTGTCAGCAACGTCAATGTCAATGTCTGTACTAATCATTTTATCTTTTTGACCTTTTGCATAACCCAGCGATGTTGCTCTGCTATTTGAGATAGTTTATATTCCAAGCGTTCTACCCTGGCTTCGAGTTTTTTAACATACTTGGGGTCAGCTACCTTAACACTTTTACCTTCAATAGTAAGTTCCTTTACTGCTTCGTTAATGGGTGCTACTTCTAACAAGTCTTTTTTAACACTTGCCTTTTTAAGTATCGGTTTGTTATATTGTTCTGCGTTCATATTCCTGCCTTATTAAATGTTTGCTCGATCCAATCAGTATCTTGTTTATTACGGGCTAGTCTAAATTGCCAATACTTTGGCTCAATATACTCTGCCACTAACTGTAATTGCTCTGCATTAAATCTATCTACTAGCTGTTGTCCTGCTTTACTTCCATACACTATCCATGGACTGATACGGCCAGTAATAATCCATTGTGTGGCTTGGTTAGTATTTACTTTGTCAAAAAACTCCGTCCACACTTCACCAGTTTGTTCACTCCAGTTTTGCATTAATAATATAATTCGTTCTGCCGCTCGGTCCACTGATTCTTTTTTATTGTTTTCTCTGATGTACATTTCATAAACATAATTCTTACACCAGTCGTCTATTTTAACTGCGTTTCGAAATACAAAATCCGAAAAGCCGTCGATATCATAGGGATTTAAGTCTACACAATGCCTGGCAAACTTAATAAAACTAGTATAGTATTGATTGTCAATAAAATCATCGTAGGTTTTTTCTTTTTTAGCAGTGGGACTAGCAAACTTATAAAACTTTAACCAAATGTTAAATGCTATTCGATTGGCCTTGTCATGTTCGCTCATCTTCCTGCGTTTTTTCTCACACATGTGAGTACTCAACGTAGACTCTCTTGCAAAACTTTTCTTACAATATCTACAATTGTGCATTAGTTAAATAACTCTTTACGTTTTTTAGTTTCTAGGTTAAGTTGTTCAGCTAAGTCTTTGAAGGCGGACTTATCGTTTAGTGATATCATTAAGTCTATTTCGTCGTCACTGAGATGTGGGTATTGTTCAATTACCCATTCTTGCATTTTATTCTTTTTTGCTTTCTTTGGCGGCTTTAAAAACGGATGTATTACACTCTTTCCTATGCCAACTGTACGCATACAAAGCCAATGTAATTCCTTGTGTTCTTTAAGACTGATGTCTCCAAAGCCAACGTTAACTAATTCGTTGGTCATAATAAGATAATGTTCTTTTATGCCTTGAGAGTTACTATCTACACTACTACAATAGCGCATGGCCATCCATGGCTCAAAGTCTTTCTTTTGATCATCATCTAAGTTGTTATACCAGTCTAGGTTTCGCCTATCCATGGCTCCCAACATTTCACTTAAATTAATTTTATACTCTTTTGCCATGCTTTATTATACTAGAATAGTTGATGTAACGCAAGCACTTCCGGAAGTTTCTGCGTCTCTTTGACAAAATACGCACATGGTGGATTTAATCCTTCACATAATGGAACGGTTAGTAGATGTCCGTATTTTAGTTTAGGAAAAAACCATTTTATTTCCGGATATACATTTATAATTTCTACTATTTCAAACTTAGGCATGTATGCAGTTAGTGGGTTCAATACAAATGCCTTAAAGCCGCGGTCGTTCAAACTCATAATAGGTATAATTTCGGGTTCACCAATATCGGGCTCGCCTATAATAATACTCCAGTCCAGTGGCATTTGAAACTGGTGTTTACCTATTCTCATTACTGCACTTGGCGCATTAAAACTTTCTAAAAATACTAATGGCACAAACATATAATCTACGTTATTAGGGTCACTATAATCCAATACACCATACCTCATGTCTTCTATTTCATCAGGCAAGTTATTCATATCAAATAACTCATTATCAATTGTCAGTATTCTACTCATTTATATTCTACTTTTTCTATTTTGTAAGGATACTTGGCCTCTTGGTAGTATTTTTTCCTAGTGGTTAAGTGTCGTTTTGCAAATTTTGCTGAGCTGGTAAAGTCCCAGATTTGTACAAAGTCTTTATCGTCTGCCTTTCTAATGCCTCGCCCAATACTTTGTATAACCCTAACAAAGCTCTTTCCGGGTTCCAGAAGAACCAGATTAAAAATACGAGGGATATTAATACCCACAGCGGCCACACCATAAGTCGCCACAATAATCTTATTAGTAGCAGTTTTAACGTCGTCATATTCTGTCTTTCTGTTTTTACTATTCATTGTACCACTAACAAAGACTGCATCGTCTAAGCCTTCAACTAACATTTCTCCTGCCTTGATCCTATCCACTAACACCAATACATTGCCCGACTCACTGATTTTTTGTATCAGTGTTGACATATAATTGATTCTCTTTTTGTTAGTAGTTAAGTAAGTTAGTTCTTCTTGATAACTAGGATACTCTACTGTGTCTTGTAACTGTACTATATTAACATGGCAATTTGCCAGTACTCCTGCGTCTTGTAATGTACTAGCACTCAAGCTATGTATTACATCACCAATACTAGCGACCAAACTAATACGCTCATGGTCTTCTTTTGGTACTGTACCTGTTAATCCCCATCGGATCGCACACTTGGAAAACGCACCTGTCAACAGTTTCTTTAGAACATCTGCTTTTGCCATGTGTACTTCGTCTACTATAACGCATACAATTCCGTCTGCAAACTCTTCTAAACTCAATTCACTTAGACCTTCAGCATACCTTTTCTCCAGAGTCATTAAACTTTGCCATGTAGCAATAGTATGCGTTTTGTTTAATTCTTTTTTATCGCCAAAATATACACCGACATCTAATCCCAAGTTGGCATAATCTTCTTCAGTTTGCCTAACTAGGTCTTTGTTTGGAACTATTACAATGCTACGGCCGTACGGTTCAACCATTGTGCTTAGTGTAGCTGTCATAATAGTTTTACCGGCGCCTGTTGCAATCTCCTGTATGCATTGTAAATTATTTGCAAACTTATTGCATACCTCTACCTGATAGTCTCGCATGACAATTAGTTCACCTTGTCTGGGATGTCCCAAGGGCCACACTTTACCACCATGGAAGTTTTCGTCAACTGTTTGAAATTTGAAGTCATGTGCAGGTCTAAGATCTTCTATCTGTATAGAATAACCTTCATCCATTATAGTAGGTAGTAATCTATCAAGTAGGTTTAGATACGTGGCACCTCCAAGACTAAAAAAGCTAATACACCCATCCCATCTTCCTAGTTTATATGCAGGAGTATGGTATGCGTGTGGTTGAAAGAATTTTAATTTCTTTTCTAGTACTCTTCTTGTCGCCGGGTCTAGCCCTTGTATCTTTACGTTTACTTCATCTTTAATTTGAATCACGCAATTTGTCATATGTATAGTATACACGAGTCTAGTGTAAAGAGCAAGACCATGTATAGTATATATGCGTTTTGACCACTATTTTTCTAAATTATTTTACCAAAAAAAAGCACCCCTAAGGGTGCTAAAGTACTACTGCAAAAAGAATTAGCGTTTGATAACTGTGGTCTCTGCAAGACGTTGCCATCCCATAGGTTTCATCTTAGCAAGGTCTGCTACTTTAAGAACGGTACGCAAGCTCAGTTCGCGCAAGCTGTCACGTTTTTCCCAAACCCAATTCACCACGCTTGACTTTTCTGTGTCAGTAAAATCATACTTGTCAAGCAAGCCGTCTTCAACAATTTGCTTAATACGCAAGAGCTTGTCGCGTGGAGTATCCAGTGTCAAGTCCAAATAGTGACAACGACTTTCCAAAGCATCCAAGTGATCCTTGAGCTTTTGGCTACGAACGTGTTCGAACTTAATGTTAGTAATAAAAATTACAGTACCACGGAACTCGAAACGATCTGGAACACCTTCACGACGCAACATGCTAGAATCTGTGTTCCAGCTAATAGTGCGTTTGTTACTAGAGTCCAATGCGGCCTTAAGAATGTTCAACGATAAGTCTTCAAGCAAAATACTATCACAGTCATCAAACACTAGCACATTGCCTGCGTCTGCAAAACTAAACAATTTGCAATACAAACCAATTGCTGACATAGCGCCTTTAACAACTTCAAAACGAGCACGTTTGTTTGCAATTTTATCAAACAAAGCATTTTGCTCTAAGATGCGCTCAACACCGTAGCTCTTACCAACTCCTGGAGGGCCACTGACAATCATTGCACGGACAACACCGTCTACACTTGCCTGCGTCATTTCGTCTAGGATAGTAAAACGCTCGCGAATTCGTTCAATTGCCTGTGCGTCTGTTTCTGTAGGGACAACATCTTTATCATTGCCTGCGACAGCATCTTTAAGACTGTTACCACCCTCAACTACTTCGTAGTCTCTAATAGACGACAGTTTAACACGAATTGCCTTACCTTGGAAATCACCGAAAAACTCATCAGCGATTACAGTAACGTAGCCGCCTTTACTAGCTTCTTTGTAACCGTTAACTAGTTTAAGAGTCCTGTTTTGAACAGTATAATTGCGATAAACACCGGATTTGATGTTAACGTAAACAGCCATTTTGTATCCTTTTGCAGTAGTTGCTATATAAGTATTATACAATAAATTGGATTTATTGTCAATACCCTCTTTTTTGGGGTTTTAGCAGGTTTTTCCCTGCTTTCTTAGTATGTGTATATTATACAATAAATTGGATTTATTGTCAACCGAAAGCAAATTCCCTGACCCAATCAAATCGGGTAGTGGCCGGAATCCACTTAAACTCGGCCTGCTTGCGACTGATCTTCTCAAAGTCAAAGCACACCATTACCCAACCCTTGTCAGGACTAAAGCCCACGGTGTCTGCAACCCGAACGACTTCAACCATCCGTCCGTCCGTCATCTTTGCTACTTTGATCATCACGTGCTCCTGTCTGTATAAATGTATTATACATTAAATTGGATTTATTGTCAAGTGGGATATAAAAATTGGGCAATTAGGCCTATGCTATATATGCAAAGTAAAGTCCCATTGATTACAATCAGACTCCACTTTCGCCACATAATACTAACAATTAACCAAACCAAAGATCCTAAATTTAATAGGATCGGGCCCAGTGGATATACGTTTGTGCTTGTAAAGATTGCACCAACAATTATAATTAACGTAGCTAACCATTCCAAGTAAAAGTCTAGGGGTTTTTTAGTAATACCCAATTTGAGACCACTTCTGTTTTTCGGTGTCAAAGTTTGGGGGATTCCATTCTGCACTTGGATTTTCAATAGTAAATTTGTCAACCTTTTCAGTTAACTTATCTAACGTTTTTTCGCTTAGGTGTATTAAACGTTTGCTCATAGTAACAATAGTCCTCCGACAATTAAAATATATGTGATCTGATGCAACATCTGATCTAGGCCAAAATGAGCCCAATATTGTTTTGTAGTATTATCTGGGTTACCCCATTTAATCTTTGCCCAATCAATGTGGTAATGAATTATTCCTTCTACCATTGCGATGACAAATAACAGCACAGGATACTCTCGAATATAGAATAGCAATATTAATATTGTACCAATAGCATGTTCTATACTATGTCCTATGCCAACCCTGTCGCCGTAAATTCCTTTACGTCTAATTTGATCGGTTGTCTGCAAACAAAAATCTATTACCCAATGTTTAACTTGGAATAATATTAACATTCCCATTAACACATATAAGTGTTCTATTTCCATTTGCATCCTTTGTGCCTATTCTTTAAAAGACTAATTTTGCAGAACCAATTGTCCCGGGCATGTCTAGTTTAATAGGTAAATTATCATAGTAAGTATCGCCGATATCAGCTAGATATGCTAACATGAGATCGCCTAGGATAATATTCTCGTATTTAATATCGTCGATCACTATATCAGGATTCACATTGTTTTCTTTACATTCGTTAATATAATCCACTTGCCACTGAGGAGCAAGCCATTGGAAATATTGTTCCGTGCCAGGAACTTCGGCAGTAATGTGATAAACATCATGCGTAACTGTATCGTATATACAACTGGCACAATACAGGCCATCGGCATCTTTAAATTCAATGACTGATGCATTGTTCCCAAAGCAATTATAATGGTCGTACTGTATACTAGTGCTTACCCTTGCTTTAGTAGCATTCATAACTTCTAACAGTTTCATGTTAAATTTTCTTAGGGTCTACTGGAACTGCATCTGTTTCAATAACAGTTTTAATAAAACGGAGAGCTTTGCGTTGGTTGTCAAACACAAATTCATCTTGTCCGTCTTCTGTATTAACTACGACAATTACACCGTTTTTGCATTTACGGATTTCAAGTGCTTCTAACATAGAAGGGTCCTTTCATAAGAAGTGATAATCTATTATACTATAATAATAGATTAAAGTCAACTTATTAGATTGTATTTGGACAAATTATTTTAACTGTCTATCAAATTCAACAGGAGCTTTTTTAGTTGTTGCCACGGTACTATTGGATAGTTCAGGGGCTAAGTCGGCAGTGGTCGTGCCAGTTACAGTACTACCCGCTGGTGTTGCTTTAGCAACTTTTAACTCAGGATATAACTTAGTTAGTTTAGTCATCAATGATGATTGACTCTTACCACTAAGAATATGTTCTTTTGCCGAATCGGCAATTTTGGCCGCTAGTTCTGGATCTTCGATGCCTCTACTACTGGCCAAATCAGAACCGTATTTGGCCATTTGTGTGTTCCACTTTTTATTTGGTTTCATGTAACCATCAGCGTCAACAGGCACATCTGGTAACTCAATGGCTTTAGCACGAGTGCCGCCTGCTAATGTAATTTTCATTGCATTACTTTGAGTATCTGTCCAGCTTGGAAATGCCACACTCAATTGGTCCGCTACTGCTTCTATATCTTCTGGACTGCCAATATACAAAAATTTAGTAATAGCAGAATCCATAATAATAATACCATCAAACTCTTTTGCATTTTTATACACATTAAAGGATGCTTTTAACATTTCTGCTTTTAACACGCGGCCATCAATTTGACCACCTTTAACAATTTTACTAGCAATTGATTTTGTATTAACGCCTTCGGGGTAATGCATCTTAAGCAATGCACCTACCGCAGTCTTTAAATTTTCTGGAGTTTCAAAAAACTCTGTCCACCATCCCATTTTGGTTGCAGTAGGATTAAACGGTAATGGATTATTTTTAAATTCGGCCGCTTTCTTTTTACCTACTAGTTCTGCAATTAACGGAAGGAACTCTCGTTCAAATCGTCCAACCAATGCCATAGACCCTGCAGGGCCTAAGCGGCCATTATCGCCAGCTTTGAGTTCTACGTTAGTACCTTTGATGTTTAAGTCGCCAGGTGCGCCTCTGCGTTTAATGTTTGGTGAAATAATATCAAGCATGTATTCGCCTTTACCGACGTCGCCCATTTCTCCAATTTTACCAGAAATCTTGGAGAATAAATCTCCTTTAATTTTGTCAAATACTTTTTTGTATTGTGGGTCAATTAATTCTTCGTACTTGTGAACTGTACGTGGAGTCATTAGCAAATCATCATTTAAAATACCGTCAGTTGATAGTTTTTGTAAAAACGTTTTAACTTCTTCTTCTGGGATTTCATTGTCAGCTAAGGATGACAGAATTGTATTACTAACCAAGTCTTTGTAGTTTTTCAATAACGCAAAATTAGTAACATCTTTTTTAATAGAAAAACGACTAGTGTACTTTAGCACGTCACGAAGATCTGTTTCGTCAGGAATTTTTTGCAATTTTTGATCAATTTGCTGGCGAACTTGATCCGCATCTTCTGGCAATACTATTGCTTTTTTGCCTTCAATTAAATTGATATATTTTCGTAAACTCATAAGGATACCCCGTAATCTAATATTTAGTTAACTTAGGGAGGCATCTTCCATTCCGGCGACACGTAACTTGACAATATTGGTAATTTGCCATTGTTTTGTATCCAACGCTTTGATTACACCTAGATATTTGTTTCTTAACAGGGCAAATTCATTAACAAGTTTACTTAAACTTACCACATCATCGTCCCCGTCAACGTACTTTTCTGCATCCCTAGAACTAAGGGCTCTGTTGTAATGCTCAATGAATCCTTTAAATTTATGACTGCGTAGCTTACGCAAGTCGATGTTTAAATTCTCTAAGATTGCTTCTATATCTTGTAGCTGGTTGAACCTATGTTCAAATATGCCCGGCATATCCCTACTGGCTGACTCGACGTTACCACGAAGCCTAATATCGCTTTTTGATGATGCGATTTCGGTTTCGTAGTATTCGATACAGTTTGGTAGCTGAGATAAATCCTGTGTAACTGAGTTAAACCACGTAGACATTATTCTTCGTCGTCTTCGTAATCAGAGTCAAAGTTGTCACTTTCCAGTAAATCATCGTCTTCTGCGTCGTCATCTGGTTTATTGTAACTGTATATTTCATTGAGTGCTTGGTCCAGACTTGCATCATGCCCAAGCATACCTTCTCCGATTGATTCTATGTCGCAAAATTCTTCTGCTGTCTTAATAAAACTAAGTGCGGCTTCATATGCTTCTTTCTTTTGAATGTATGGTTTCATAGCCAGCCATACGTTAACAAGAAAATCCGGATCTTCATTCATAACTTATTCCTCAATAATTGACTCAGTGTCGGTGGTATTTATACCATGTGGATTCCGCAATGCGAAATCCTTCATAACAATATCTAAACAACTATCATCATTACGTTCCCAGCCCTTGCGGAACTTCTTGATAATTTCGCCATCGATGGTAGTGTAAACCAAACTGTTGCCTTCTTTTTTCAGTCTGCCGTTGCCTTCAAACATATCAGTTAGGCCGCTGTACGGACTCATACCTGTTTCATATGGAATTTTAACTTGTACTGATTCGAATGGTTTAGCATAACGTGTTTTCATAATTTTGCATGATGCACGAATGCCGTTTACTTCTGAAACCTTATTGCCGTCTTCATCTTCTTTGAGTTTCAATTTACGCATCGCTACTACGATTGAACTTGCATAGATAAAGCCTTGTCCGCCACTAATCTTGTCATCTGGATCAAACATGTCTTGGCTTGCGTATGTGTGATTGGTACATACCAATCCAAGATTCAAGCTACCAAACATGTTAACTGTATTGCGAACCAGTGAAGTCAGTGCTTTGGGCTTACGACCCATGTCACCTTTCATGTCACCAGCTTGGAACTGGTTAACGTCTGTTGGTGTTAGCAACATGCCTAGACTGTCTAATACAAACAATACTTTAGGACGATCGTCTTCTGGTAATGTTTTGTATTCTTTTACAAACTCATGAATCATTTTAGCAACGTCATCGATCATGGCCATGTTGAGTTTAAGAAGTTTGCTTTCGTCTGTATCTACTCCCAATGCTTCTAGCCATTTCTCGTCCAGCGCATTTTCTGTATCAATTAATACA